ACTCAAGCGAGTCAACGCCGACCATGACGGAAACGGCGTTTGCTTGGTCTGAAAGGTCAGTGGTGGTTGCGCCCTGCGTGATGTTAATCGTGGCATTGCTGAGGAAAGTTGTTGTAGCCATGAGGGCTCCTTTTGGTTAGTTGCGCCGTACGGCTACGGCAACGGTTAAGTCATAGGAAGGCAGGTCTTGCCCCCCGATGGATACGAGGCCCGGACGAAGATCCGTGACCGCGATGGGTGAGTTCATTATCTGATCTGCAATCTGCATCAGGTAATCGCCAGCGTCTTGGTTGCCCGGAGGCGGTGCCAGCACACGAAGTCGAAGAGTGATGTTGCCCACGTTGTATGTAAACGAGTCAACTGTTGGCAACTCGATAAGAACAGACAATGGGCGAGCGTTGCGAGGATCGGTGATTGGCACAAGGCTGAGTGCTGTGAGCGCTGTTTTACAGGCAGTCACAGCCTCGTACAAGATGCCTGAAGAACTCACGCGACTTGCGCCCTGCCACAGCCCAAGAGCTGCATGATGCGGTGAAGGGTGACAGGTTGAGCAAGGTTGCCCATCCCGTCAAAAGCGCCATATGCGTCACCGCTAGTTCCGCGTTCACGGTAAAGCGTTGCTGCATACATCGTGGTGCCCAATTCAACGTCTGCTGAAGGGACTGTGCCTTGCAGATCGGTGTAGCCAGCCTCACGGCGTTTACGGAAACACCAAGCGTTAGCAGCGCTTACACACTTAGCCACGAAGGCCGTGTCGTTAGCGGTTGCCACGTCAATACCAAGCCACGACAACACAAGCGCTGAAGTAGTCCAAGTGATGGTCTCTGTAAACGTCAGGGTGCCAGAAAGCGCCTTGTACTCATCGTCATCGTTGTGACCCGTGTGGGCATACAATACCTGATTAAGTTTTGGCACGTCATAGTTGAACTCGAGATAGCCCTGCTGGTCTTTCCCGATGTACTCCCACTCTTCAACGCTGATAACGGTGAAGGTGCCGTTGAACTTTGCGCCAGCGCCTGCGACAACGATGCTGTCGCCGGGCTGAACCTCGGAAGGGGTCAGGGTCTGTACGGCTGAAACATCATCAAAGTGAAAACCGTGAGTGATTGTGTAAACAGACATACAGACCCTTTCCTAACTACCTAGTGATTAGGCGAAGGCTGCCTTGACAAACTTAGTGTTGTCAATCATCAGGGCTGCGAAGTACCCCCTCAGAGCCAGAGACCTTGACAAGGTAGATGGTGACTCCACAGTCATGGTCCCCTTTTGCTGCTCGAACAGCTCATAGCCAGTTGCGTCACCAATAATCATGGTTCCAGCTGCAAAGTTGCGGTCGACAACAACGGACAAACCAAAAGCGTTTCCGCCGTACTGGTTTACACCAAGGTCACCAACTGCGTTCATTGGGCCTACCTGTGGGAAGAGTGGACGCTTTGTGGTGTCGGACAATGAAAGAAGGCCTTCCCAAATGTCGGCGCTGACAAACAAGTGACCGGGAAGGTTGCCGTTTGAAGAGCTGAGAATTGTTGACGCTGCGCCACCAATCCAGCCCGTCCAGTATGAAGGATCAGCGAAGGATGCGTTTGCAAATGCGCGTGTAACTGATGCACCTGACACGAGGGTGTCTGCTGCGTAGTTGTCGGTTGCGTTTGCGTAGATACGGCCCATGTCGTCAAGAACGACCTGCAAGATTGAAGGATCTGTCCAGTCAATGTCGGCTTCGGAAATGTTTACATATCCACCGAAAATTTGCTTGGTGACTTGGTTGTTGAAAACAACAAGTGTTCCCGCGGTTGGTGACTGCTCGCCAATACTTGCGCCAATACTGACGTGTGTGGTCACCTCAGGGCGAATAAACACCTTCCCACCGGCAGGCATGGCCTTTACGCCAACTGCGTCAACAACTGGTCTGCGTCCGATGAAGTTGTTGTAAACAGGCTGAACGATTGGGGTTGGCAAGATGCCGGGTGTGTCAGTTGTGACAATGTCGGGAGCAGCTGCGCGGAGTGCTTCTGACATTTGGTGCCATGCGGAACCGCCAGCGATAAATGCTGACATGTATTCAACTGCGGTTGGCAGTTTTACTTCACGGCGTGCTGCAGCGAAGATTGGTGCTGTTGGAACGATTTCAGCCGAAGCCTCAACCGTTGGGGTATCTGTTGACATGGTTTCCTCCTCGGAAATGTCTTGGGGTTGGGGTTCGACAACTTCTTCTTCTGACTCTTCGTCAGGCTGGGAAGCAGCGATTTCTGTGATGACCGCGTCCGAAAACGCAGCCTGGGCGACCAAACTGATCTCGATTAAGTTGGCCTTAGAGACAACCATCGTTCCGTTTTTGTCGTATTTAAATTTGACAGGGACAGCGCCGACACTTACAGAGTCGTAAGCGCCAGCCTTCACAAGTTCGATTGCGTCATCGGATGCGCGAGTATTGGCAAACTTTGCTGTAAACAAAAGACCCTCTTCGGCTTCAACGAGTTCGGTGACAACACCACGCAGCTGCGTCATGTCGTGACCCTCAAGAAGTTTCGGTGCTTTAGCGTTTACGTCAAAAGCGCCACGCTTAAACATGACGGCCTCACCCGAGGACACTGTCGCTGGAGTGTCCCAAGGAACAGCCACGCCCGTAATGGATCGGGGGCTGTCCTCGCCAGCGGCAGCGTCCAAGGTGACTGGCACAGCTACAAACTCAATCTTCACAATTCGTCATCCGTTTCATTGTTAGGCATTCCACTAGGGCTTTCGGATCCTTCGTAATCTTCAATGTCAAACTCGACATAGCGGTTACGGGGAAGAACTTGTGCGCTGGAAAGGGTCTGCTCAATAGCGTCCATATAGATGCGAGCGCCGAAAAGGTACAGATCCTGACGGGCCTGTTGTGCGTTTTGATACGTCATCGAAGCGCCCTCAGTTGGGGCGGACACGAGGTACGCAGGAACAGAGCAAAGACGAGCCATCTCAAGAGACTGGTACTTGCGCTGATCCGCAATGACTTCCTGTGGGTTCTGTGCAAACTCACGGAACTGAACCTGACGCGACAACGCACCAATGGCGTTCTGTTTACGGGCTGCAGCCCACGCCGAAGCAAGAGAACCAAGATCATCACCGGACATGTCCTCGCCGTCAATCTGCTGAAGATAACCGGGCACGGTTTCAAGACTGGCGTAACGGTCAGCTGCCTGATCAAGAAACAATGACGTGTTGATGGCGCGCTGACCAATCTTCAAGATGCCCTCAATAGGCGACAAGAACTGAATCACATTGTTTACATCGAGTGGGTTGCCATTGAACTCAAGCTCTTTTGATGGCCCGTAATACTGAGGCATACCTGTTTGTTCGGTGCTTGAAATGTTTGCAGCTGGGAGCCATGTGAACGAGGCAGGCAACCCGGTGGAGTAGCGCGTAGTGACATAGGCATATGCAGCGCCATAGAAGAACATGTCCGAAAAAATGTTTACAAAGAAGAACGAGCGCGAAACCTTGGGATCAGGGGTTTCCATCCAAGGCTCAAGAGGCAGATATACCTCGTCATAGTCGGAGCCGTTCCACTGCTTTGAGTAATGCTTCAGACCGACAGATCCGATAATGCCAGCAAGCAGGTCACGGGAACGCGAGACCGTTGGAATACTCAGCGCACGAACTTCAGCGGAACCAGTGGTGTAGTTGATGAAGTTGCCGATATAGGACGCGCCTGCAGCCGCCTGCACAGGTGCAGAGGCGAAAGAGGCCGTGTCAACTTTGCGTGAGAAAATACCCATCCACTCGGAGTCTTACACAAGGTTGTTGCAAATGCAACTATCTTGATGAACCCATTGTCGGTTTATTTGCGCCACCCGGGCGAGACACCATTGCAGCTGCAACGATGAGACAACGACAAGCCTCGATAGGGCCTGGACTTCTTTGGCTGGAAATTGACAACGCGCCACCTTGACCGCGAATCAGTACCGCCCTGTTTACATGTTCCGACAACAGCACCTCGCCAGTGTGCTTGATTCGGTCTTCGTTGATGAGACCCTTGACGGTGGACGTGTACTTGTTGATTTCTCCGTAGCCCCACTGCACCGTTCGGCGCTGAAACTTTTCGGGCGTGTGAATAAACAGAGACGGCGTGATAGCCAGCTGCGTTTTCGGTTCACGCTCAAGGGACGTTGTGATCTGCTCCCACATTTCAGCAATGGACTCGGTCTGAAATTCGACACTGGCGACAATGTCCCCATCGGTATTTTTGCGACACCACACCCCGACATATTTTGAGTCGTCCACCGCAGAGTCAACTGCCAGCACCGAAGTCGTCCCATCCCACTCGGTGTTTTCTGTAAACCGCTTTGCCCACTGCCCCGGCGGAAGCCAAGACGATGCTGCACTCACCCACATGTTGCAGTGAGCGCGAAGCCACTGAGATCGGTCAGGGCTGGAGTGTGCAGCACGAAGAGACTTCAGCGTC